GGGATTTAGCGCAGTTGGTAGCGCACGTCGTTCGGGACGATGAGGTCGCTGGTTCGAGTCCAGTAATCCCGACCAAATGTAGCTTAACTTTCTGACAACCAGACTTTTAACCCATTTTTAGGGCATTTTAGTCGGTAAAAACTCGGAACGGTTGAAAACGGCTATATTATATATATAAGGTGAAAAGTGCTCTAAACTTGATAGTTAGAGCATTTAAAATCCGGTAAAAAGTCGGCATCATTATTTCAAATACACCATGTCTGCAAGAAAATTAAAGATATGGTTAAAAAAAATTATTCCTTACAATCAAACGAGGCTGTTCTGAGCAGCGTCATTGGATGGAAACCTCCTGTTTTCCATCAGAGATCTGAGTGCTATGTCTCCTTTTCCGCTTTTGACCCGTCCTTTGGCCGTCTCAGAAGAAAGCGAATCATGCTTGACAGAATCAAGGGTAAGCGTCAGCAGCGTGAATATGCTGATGCACTGATGAAGCGTCTCACAGAGAAACTCATGGATGGCTGGAACCCATGGATAGAGGCAAGCCAGCCTCTCGAGTATACGAAATTTGCAGATGTATTGCTCAGATACAGAGAGTATCTGCAGAAGCTCTTTAATGAACATAACCTGCGTGAGGAGAGTCTGAAGGACTACACCAGCAAGGTCAATGTCCTCGAGAACTGGATACATGATAAGCGAATGAACATCACATACAGCTATCAATGGGACCACCACAATGTGAGCAAGTTCCTGGATTATATTTTTGTAGAGCGGAACAATACTGTTATAACCAGAAACAATTATCTCACATGGCTCAAGACATTTTCCAAGTATCTCCTGGAGCGTGGCTATATCAGTCAGAATCCAACTCAAAGTTTCGAGCGAATTAAGAACAGACGCAAGAAAGAGCGTGATGTGATACCTGACGAAGTGATGGAGCAGATCCGCGACTATCTATTGAAGAAAAACAAGCATTTTCTGCTTGCCTGCGAGATATTGCACTATCTGTTTGTGCGCCCTCGTGAATTGTCCTTTCTGAAAATCGGTGATTTCCAACTGAAGAAGAAAACGCTCATCCTCCATGGCGAGCACACGAAGAATGGAAATGATGCGACCATCACCCTGCCATCTCACGTCATCAAGTTGATGATTGAGTTGAATATATTTTCATATCCAAGTCAATATTATCTTTTCTCCTCTGATTTTATTCCTGGAGTGGAGCACAAGAGTGAGAAGTTTTTCCGTGATTACTGGCACAGAAACCTTCGCAAGGATCTCGGCTTCTCGATGCGCTATAAGTTCTACAGTCTGAAGGATACTGGTATCACGAATATGCTGAGAGCTAACACAGACGTCTTGTCTGTCAGAGACCAAGCACGTCACTCATCCATTCTCATCACGGATATCTATACTCCGAAGGATATCAAAGAAGCAAATGAACTCATTCTGAATTATCGAGGCATTCTATAATAATAAGAGGCGGCAGAGCAGTTCTGTCGCCTCTTATATATATAAGGTGTCATGTCAACATATAGAAAGTGCCCGTCATGATAGGCTCTATGCCATCATTTTTAATCTCCACCTCCACTTTTTCGCAAACGAAACGTTTGCCTCTTATGATGTATATGTCTGATGGATCTGGTATCTTATCTGACTTAAATTTAATCTCAAGACTATTTTTATTATCAATTTTATATCCTGTTTTATGGAATAAGCCGATGCTATTTCCTGCAGTAAAATACTGATTGAGCGATAGTGAGCTGCTCTCAATATCTCTGTAAGGGTTAGACAGATCTATAGAGCCATGGCCTATACTTCGATATTTAACATTGATGCGGCAATCCGTGATGAAATGTGGCCATCTTGATTTTTCCCCCACCCATGAGACAGAGGAACTATCTGCATTTTCATATTTCTGCACTCTCCCCGGCAAATAGAAAAAGATATTCATGCACTCCTGATCATCCTCGCTATCATCTAATGACGAGTCATCGTCCAACGCATCCTGCACTGACACGTAGCTAAGGCCGTCATCATCTGTATCATTATCCTTTGCATCACTCTCCTTGTCGTTTGGTCTTGAGAGCATGTATCTCTTCTCCTGATGTTTATTTTCAAAAATGGATGACTTGAACTCAACGTCCTCCACCACCTGCGCAGCTGGCGAGATATTCAGATCAGTGTAATCGTCAGATGCCTGGTCACGCACAAGTGGTGACCAGACACCAGCTAACTGCCATGATCTGTTGCCATCAGTGTCCTCGACATAGATATAGTAGCTGCCCTGCCATCTTATGATGGTAGTGCGCTTTTTTTTCTCATCCCATCCGTTTGTGTCATCCGCGAACTGGTTATATGGGCCGAATCCGTCAAAACTATTTAAAACGGGGAAATTATCGAAAACTTTCTGAGATATAGTCTCGTATTCGTCTCTGTTGGCCGCCTCCCCTAAGTTGTATTGCAAATTGGCGGTTGACGAAGTGGTGAAAGAACCATCTGAGTCATAATCACCAGTGTACTCTTCAAGCGGCTCCACATTAACGACCCCTACTGTTGTCAACTCAGAAGCCTTGATGATCTTACATGTCATGGCCATGTCATCGAAATAGACTGTAGCGTTGAATAGTTTGCGAAACTCTTCGATAAAGGTGTAAGCAGACCAGTGAGGCAGAGCCTTGCGAATCTCTTGCGTCTTGTAAGCTGATGCTATGTAGAGCTGGTTCCATGGGCTGACATCGAAATCATTACGCAACAGGCGATATCCCTCATGCTCAACTACCCTTTTGAGCACATACATAAGGTTTGGCTGCACTGCAATATTAGTTATATATGGGTCTTTTGAGCCGATGAAATTTCCTGTCCGGTCAACTCCAACAAAGTTGGCTATGAGATTATATGTCTCGTCTCTGCACGGGACATAGCACCACTTTCCGCTTTCACCAAGAAATTTTGTCTTGTCGGTATCCAGCCGATATACACTCCTGAGTTTATATAAGATATCGTGGAATCCTGCTGACTTATCAACAACAGCCCCTGGTGGTGTTGACTCACCCATGTCAATCTCGTCAATGTAGTGTTTGGTCATGCGGTCGTTGAATTTGATGCGAGATTTACCGCCAACAATCTGCATTTTGACTTCTTTCTGATTAATCGAGAGCACAGTTCCGACACCGCTCATGATGATTTTGCCATTGCAATATAGCTTGCAGTCATCATATTTAGCGATATTCTTCTTGACTTCAAGCCGTGAGACGTTTTTGAAAATGACTCGGTTCTCCAGGATATTCATGGGGAAGGTGATGTCATAAGTGTACTCACCATCATCGGTGACATACTGGTTGGCGTATGTCACCTTGATGGATGAAGTAGATATGGGATAGGCTTTATGCCCATTGATAATACATGTAATCATACTACTTGTTATTTAGAATTCTCTCATAATCTTTGAGTCTGCGGTGTATGCCGTTGCGCCCGGCAATAGGCACTTCTAACTCGATGCCATCATCAAGTGTCTGGTTGAGACGGGTGATGGCGGTATTAACCCCATCGAGGGACTCACGGACCTCACTATTGTCATTGCTGACGTTGACGATTGGAGTGACGACTGCAGATCCACCACCCGAACCGAGTGCTCTACTGATATCATCAGCAGTCAGTGAGCCGACCGTGTTAGCACGCTGCGCTCGATCGATGAGGTCGAATGCCGGGCGTATCGATGAGTTATTGACAGCCTGATGGTTGGCAACGAACTCACCTTCGTGGACAACACCTGCCTCTCTGCGATATCGCCTGCCTCCTGTATAACCTCCAGAATAATATCCGGCTTGCTCTGCCTGGTGCTGCTTCTTGATTGTAGCAATCTGCAGCATACCAGCTGCAGTGGCCATGCCTGCTGCGATTGGTGCTAAGGTCCAACCTATTGTTGGTATCTTGGCTGCAGAAGAATATGCGTTGATGGCAGCCATAGCAGTAGAAGCGATAGCCTGAGCAATTTCAATCTTCATGGCTTTTTTGCTGGCTTTGGTCTTAGCTGCTGCCAATTCCTTGTCACGTTTCTCCTCGAGTTTTTTCTTCTTTTTGGAGTTGTTGCCAGCTGCAGATATCTGCTTTTCGTAGTTTTTGGAGATTTTCGCCTGCTCCAGATCTGAGCATGCTTGCGAATAAGCTGATGCGGCTGACATGATATTGTTGATGCCATCGTATGCAACCTGTGTGCTCTGCACCATTCCATCGAGGAAATTTGAAGTCACCTGCGCCTTAGCCTGCATGTAGGCTGCATGGTTCTGCTCATCTGAACCATAGAGTTCTTTCAGTTTCTCCATGGTATTCTGATAGTTCTGCACCTGTGAGACGAAATAGCCACCGAAACTGCCATTAGTTGACTGTGCATCCCCGGCTGCAGCCTTGGCGCTATTGACCATCTCATTTGTTTTGAAGTCAATCTTTGATTGCGTTGAGCCAGCTCCATGATCCTCAGCCTCAATCTGCGCTCTCTGGGCTGCGAACTGCTTGGTTATCTCCAACTTCATCTGCTGATATTCCTCCTCTTTGATCAGTCCCTTTTTGTAGAGATTATCAAGACCATTGAGATACATGGTTTCCTGTGCCTGAACATCCTGCTTGCCGAACTGCTGACGCAACTCCTTCAGCTGGCTCATGTAGTTCTCCTGCATCTGAAGCTGATGATCAAGAGATGCCTGCTCCATTTCTGCTTTGATGTCAAGCCACTCCTCACTTCCCTCATTGTATAGGGACAGACGTTTCTGCATAGCATCGACTTCATTCTGATAGAGTGCTTCATCGAGGGCGATGTCATTCTGATAAATGGCAGATTTAGTATCATTATATTGAGCTTTGATATTCGCCTGCTGAATCAACCTCTCACGCTCAACATCTTTCTCTCGCAGTCTGATGATATCCTCGTCATGCTTTTTAGCTGCATTGACTCTATCATCAAGCAGTTGGCGATATTCATTGCTGTCCTCACCATAGAGTGCTTTCAACTTATCAATTCCAGCAACAGTGATTTTCTCCCGATCATCGATGTACTGCTGATATGTTTTCTTGCCCTCTGCATAAGCTTTGGCATTGTCAGCCATCAGTTGGTTGGTCTCAGCTTTGATGCTGTCGGCTGCCTGCTTCTGCTTGCGCTTGGCTTCAGCCTCACGCTTGCGAGCTTCAGCAGCAGCTTTCTTCTCAGCTCTCTCACGAGCCTTGCGCTCTTTCTCAGACTCACCGCTGGAGCCACCGCCACCTCCATTTGCTTTAACATTCTCTTTCGCCTTTTTGACCTCTGATTTCTGAATATCCTTGTCATATACATCTGTTATGGCAGTTATCATGCTGTCTGTCTCCTTAATTTTCTCATTAATATCCTGCAAATCTCGTCGGAATTTGTCTGTTGAATCCTGCGTCGTGTTACCAGTCATTCCCCATGATGTTGTGTAATTATATCCAGGACCCGCTTTTTTGGCATTTTCATAGTTTTCCTGCGCCTGCTTCTTTTTGATAGTCAGTTCAGCCTTCTCTTCAGCCAGCTTCTGAATTTTCTTTTTCGCTCCCTGCACCTCATAAAGATGTACGAGAGATTTTATATAATCATCAAGCGCTCTCTTGTTTTCCTTATATTTGCCTGTGGTCTTGTCTATACTGGCATTATAGTTAGGAACTATTCTGTTCAGCTCTGCGATTGCAGCATATCTGTCTTTGAGTGAATTAGTCTCGTTCATGGCAGCTTTTCTCAGATTTTCGAGTTTCAACTGCTCCTCCACAATCTCTTTCTGTGCTTCTCGCTGAATATCATTGAGCGCTTCTTGAGCCTTAGCTGCAGAGTCCGTCTTGCGACTTAGATCGACGATGACGGCAACCAAAGTTGTGACTGCTGCAGCAACAGCAAGATAAGGATGTGCTGCGAGTATCGCCCACAATTTCTTTGCACCAGTCACCACAACATTTTGCCAAATAGCAATCGCCTTGAGTTTGACTATGTGTGCGGTCTCTGCAACTGTTAATGCAATGATGGTTGCAGTGAGCGCAATGAGTGTCGTGCGATATTTAGTAACAAAATCAATGATAGACGAAAGAATATGCACGGTCAAGCTTGCAGAAGAGATACACAGACGTGCCGCAGGGTAGAGCTTTTGTCCCAACTCTATCGCGAGATCCTGGAATCTCTTTTTTGCCTTGTCGAGCTGTGCCTGGACGCTCTCATTTTGCGTGTTGAACTCATTGATGATTGATGTGCCCTCTGCGTATGATTTAGTTGCAAGATCCTGAGCGACTTTGATGTCATTAAGTTTGTCTGCGAGGACAGTGAGGACACCAGTTGCTCTCGAGCCATCCATCTTCATTTCCTCGAACATAGGTGCGAGTTGTGCGAATCCACCCTTGGAGCGCAGTGCTGCCAGGAACTGGAGGAGTGCTCCATTCGCATCCTCCTTCAATGTCTTTGAGAACTCCTTAACGTTGAGTCCGGCAATCTTGGCGAACTTGGCTGAGTCCTGGAACATCTTGGCGAGAAGGTTCTGAACTGCAGTTGCTGCGGTCTCATCCTGCTGCATGTTCTGGTCGAGGACTGATGCGAGACCCATGATCTGGGCCTGTGTGAATCCAGCCTGCTTGCCGACACCAGCCACACGGGCGGTGAAGTCAACGAGATAGCCTGCAGAGGCAGAAGAATTCTGCGCCAGCTCGTTGACTGCAGAACCTGTGGCTAACATGGCACCTCTCAAACCTTTAGTTTTATCTTCTCCAAACATAAGGGCAAGTTTGCCAATATCTTTAACCGCATCGTCACCGAGGTCATCACTAAGTGCTACATTGATTTTATCTGCGCCATCGACAAATTCCTCGACCATTGAAGAAGCCGTTATGCCCAAACGACCTGCATCTCCAGCCAACTGGTTAAGTTTTTCTCGTGCCGTGCGAGTCTCCATTTTTTTGAAGTCCTCGTTCATGCGCTCTACCTCATCTGCAGTCTGTCCTGTATATTTGCGGACATTGGTCATCTCCTCATCCATGGAGGCGAACTTCTCGACGCAACTTTTTATCGTGAATGTCAACCCAGATATGGCAGCAATTGCACCTAATATGACACCCTGCATTCGGTTGAACCAATCTGCAGTCTTGTTTATCCATGACTGCTGCGCTTTACCTTCAGCACGAACAGCCTCCAACTCTGTTTTCAACTGCTTGGCCTGCTGCTGCATCTGCTTGAATGCTTCGGATCCTCTGTCCAGCCCTCTCATCTCCTTGTTGAGAACCTTCATGGAATATTCCAAATCACGGACAGATGATGTCTTGAGATGAGCGAGTGTGTTGTCAACGAGCTGCATCTGACGCTTGGTTTCCTTGATATCCACATTTGCCTCTTCAATTTCTCTGTCATACTGCTGCATGAGCGTGACCACCTTCTGCTCAGATTGTCTAATGCGTTCAAGTTCTGCGTCAACGAGTTTCAAATTGGCGGCAGACTGTGCATAAGAATCTGACGAAGGATCAATTGAGTTCATCTGTGAGCGAAGCTTGCCTCTTGTGAAATTGAGATCATCAATGGATGCATGCTGCAGATTATTGAGCGTCTGAGTCATTCGCTGCGCTTCTGCTTCAGCTTGTTTGGTAGCACCCTTCAGATGCAGCATCTGTTCTTTGACTTTAGAGAGTTGCTCTTCTAACTTCGCATAATCTGATGGGTCAGAGACTGCTTTCATCTGACCCTTCAGATGTCTCGCAGCCTTCTCCAGCTGTCCGAGACTGGCATCAGAGAGATTGTTGAGCGTCTCCTTGACGCTCATGGTAGAGTTTTTGAATTGCTTCATCTCACGCTCAGCAGCCTTCAGGTCTTTAGCGAGAGATGAGCCTAAACGGGAATCGCCCGTCGAAAAAGCATCCTGTTTAGCTTTTTTCAGACGAGCGACTTTGTCCTCCAACTCCTTCAGTCGGTTCTTAGCCTCTTCGGAATTGAGTTTGACTATGGTTGTATATACTTCCTGCCTTGCCATTATTTGTTGACTTGGATGAAACTATTATATAATATGGTAGAATGTGGGTTGAAGTTCAGAACCTTGACGTTATATCCTTTTGTCCCCCATCGCCACCACAGGAATCTATGCTTATATTCTCGTGCAACGATGCATTGAAGGCTGTCTCTGGCTCTGTATGTCAAGATAGAGTCTGCCGTATCAAGACGAAGTGACAACCAGGCATCGCTATATGCGAAAACAGAATTGTGTCTGGTTGTCTTGACAGAATCAGCAGTGACCATGGACACTCGCTGATCTGAGACTACCTGACTGATTTTCAACTGCAGATCCTTCAGAAGTTGTCTGTCTGCAGCCATCAGTTTGTATTCTCCTCTGTCCATGACCATCACCTGCTGAGTGATGAGCTTGATGGAGTCACGGACAGTATCACGCTTCATCGGTGCATACTGCAACTGCAGCTGGTGCAGTTGCAATTGCATCTCCTCATTAGCCTTTTTCTGTCTGCTGTCGAAAATCAGGAAACTGCCGACAATCGTCAGCAGCACCATCAGGAACATGCAGCCAATGACCAGTTTTCTCTCGTATCCCTTCATAGCTTCAATTATTTAATATCAGCGTATTCAGGAATTGCATCGAAACATGGACAGGCCTTGATGCGCTCCCAGACGTCCACCTTGCCGTTATGGTTAAGGTCAGGTGATATATCTCGATGTCCCAGAATTTTAGCTTCTGGATATCGCTGCTTTAACTCAGTGAGAAGCTTGCGAAGCGAAGCCTTCTGCTCAGGCGTGCGGTTATCGATAGGCTTGCCTGTGCGAGAGATGCCGCCCATGTAAGCCACGTTGATAGACTCATGGTTGTGTCCCTTGACACCATTCGATGGCAAATCCTCTGTCATGAGTTGCGTAGCTTTGCCATTAGCTTCCACAATCCAGTGATATCCAGGATAGTGCCAGCCCTTGTTGGTGAATTCCTTGAGCAAGGCATCGACTGACCATGTCTGTCGGCTTGCTGTACAATGAACGAAAATGTACTTAATCTTTCTTTTCATTATTATTGTGATTTTTGAATTTATTCTGGAGTTTGTCGAATTTGACATCCATGGCGATGTTCACGCCAAAGAAGGATGCCACATACATGAGGCTCTGCCCGAAATACCAGAGGACGTTATCAGTCACGTCCTTGGAGAGGAAGTAGCTGATATAGACCAGTGCAATGGCAAATGCCAAGACTACCATGGCGCTGCCGTATTGAATTCTTTCTTTAGTCTGCTGCTGCATATTATCTTTTTTACTGCAAATATAATATGCAAATGGATGAAATAAAAATACGGCTTAACCAGAACAAACTGATTAAGCCGTCAAGATATGGTTAAATTTTCGCAAAAGCTATTGATATCTGCTCCAATCAATGGCATCTTTCCGTTTCCATCCATCATTGATCGAATCATTGATGTGTTTCTGCACAGAAAGATAGAACGCTTTGAAGTCCTGCAATGATGTAAACTCTCGATAGACTGGAGCATCTTCGCTACCCAGTTTGACCTTGTATGGGAGACTCTCTCCCTGCGTCTGCACTGCAAGATCATAAGCAGCTTTATAATTAGCCTGGTTCTCGGCAGATAGCCAGACAAGCTGATTTTCGTATTTGAGACCGGACAGAATGGTTGTATTCGTCTGCTCATTGATAAACTCTGTGATGACTGATTTAATGACTTCGAGCTGAGGTTTAGCATAGAACCGATGTTCGTAGTAGTCAGCAGATCCGTCATCCTTAATCTGCACATCGAATCTGATGCGCCAATAGCCTCTAACCGGATTAGTGCATTCTAAGAGCTGCACGTCAGGGCTACCGTTAATTTTTTCCATTTAGGTGAAAACATATTTGGTTTTACCGTTGCCAAAAGACATTGCCTTGATGGTTGTCTCAAATGGGAATCCGTCTTGCATCTCCCCAATTTGGCTAAGCACATTTTTCATTTCCTCTGAATTTGTAATAAACTTTTTCATTTGCCCCCCCATCTCTATTGACACGACACATCGATCTTCGCCTTCTCGTGTCTTGACACCGAGTTGGAAATCATGCACGATGATTTGCAGATTGACGAGATCTCTTATAGAGATTGTATCACCAGGAAAATACTTCTGCCCGTTGGCAGGCTGATAAGTCACTTTCAGATCTTTGAATGATTTCATTGTTTCAACACCTATAAGTTTATTATTGAGATTTGCGCAGTCAGCATGTTTTGTCATGCCCCAAAACGATGCAATGAGCTCATGACGTCGTTTGCGCGATTTGATTTTCTTGATTTTAGCGGCAAACTTCTTTTTGATGCGCTTGCGAAGCTGCACATGGTCGGGGTATATCTTGTATCCCACGAAATCGATGCCCTCGGAGACAGGGAAAACTCTCTCGTTTGGTTTGATTTCGAAGTCAATGGCCTCGAGCATTTCGTGTATGGCATCACGAATCACCCACAACTCAGCCTTAGACTCAGCGAGCACAAGGCCGTCATCACAATATCTGAAGTAATGCTTGACACCCATCTCGTCTTTGATAGGGTGGTCGAGGTGTATGGACAGAATGAGATTGCCTGTTGCCTGTGATGTGCGTAGGCCGAAACTGATACCAGTCTCCAGCATATCGATGAGACTGCCCAGTATCTGAAGCAAGACTTTGTCCTTGAAGACATGGGCATAGGCATCCTTGGCAAGTTGGTGGTCAACATTCTCGTAGAAGTGTCTGATGTCGAACTGGTAGGCATACTTGAGATGTGGATTGTCACGGAGAGCTGCGCTCACCTGCTGCATCATGTCGTGCGTGCCACGCCCCTTGATGCTTGCGCCTGTGGTTCTGATGAACCTACGGTGCAGGTGTCGGTCAACCACACGCATGATGGCGTGGCAGCCGATGCGCCTCTCCATCTTGACAATCTGGAGTCTGCGATGCTTGCCATACTCATAGATGTCACGCTCACGATATTCGGACACGGTAAACGTGCCGTCGGCTATCTCACGCTGCAGGTTGGCGATGACCTCCTCACGGTGCGCCAACAACTCTTGCCCCTCACGGCACTTCTTGCGAACGGTGCCACGAAGAACCTGGTCGAAGGAATCGGACATGTTGCCATGGTCGATGATTTCCTGTATGATATTGCCTTCTCTGCGCATAGCCTTCCTTTATGGGGTCTGACTTCTTCGAATCCATGAAGGACCTACCAAACTCTACCCACCACATTGATTTTTCACTCTATGAGCGTGGCGCATCTCCCTCGGTCACTGCGATGCCGACACGTCGGCTGTGCCGTAGAACCGATTGATAAGTAGTCCAAGCGCGACCCGACATTCGTGTTCGTGTTCGATGCGTCGTTATTCGCATTCGTGTACGAGATGCCGCCATTCGAGTTCGCATTGTTGTAGCCCCGAAAGAGCACACGGTCTTGGGAGACTCTGCCTTCATGGCTGCAAAGATAGCTTATTTTTTTCATATATATATGCGAAAAACAAAAAAAATCGACCGCCACAGGCGGTATTTTTGAAATACCCTGTATAGAGGTCGATTCTTTCGTTATACATTCTTTCGCTTTACGCTACTTCGCTTGTCGCCTTGTATCTCGCTACGCTCGACGCTTTGACGATTTTTCCGCGGAAGGCCAAGCGCGACCCGACATACGCGCTCGTGCTCGATGCGCCGTTACCCGCACCCGTGTACGAGATGCCGCCATTCGAGTACGCATAGCAGTAGCCCCGAAAGAGCACACGGTTGGAAGCTCCGCTCACCCAATATCTATCACCATAGTAGGTGCTTGCCGAGCCTGATGCGCTGCCGACGGCGATGACATAGCCATATTGCCCATGATAGACATTGGTAATCCAGATGTCGTTGTAGCTTGACACCTTGATGTACCTGGTGTTGCCGTCAGGCATGAAGATGCGCAGCATGTTGGAGTGTGCGCTGTCATTCGGCATATCGCAGTTGTCCACCATGTCGTATTTGTGACCGTAGATGTCCTCGTAGCCACAGCAGCAAATGTTATTGACCTGCTTGACGGTGGTCGCACCGCTCTCTTCGTCGCCCTCCAAGTACCAAGCATATTGATGCACGCCGTTATCGACGATGCTGTTGGTGACGGAGGCGTTGACAGCCTTTGCCGCATCGTAGCCGATGGTGTCTGCGATGCCGTGCGCCATTGTGCCGCCAGTGGTGCGGTTGTTGGTGTGCGAGCCAGCACCACATTGCTCCTGCGAGTTACGACGCCCATACTTCATGTAGAAGAGGTTGGCGATGTCGCTGTGCATGCCAAAGTCAATCTGCTGCATACCTCTCAGCACGGAGTAGTAGTGAAAATCTGACCATGCCATGTTGGCTGTGGTAGAACCACCAGAGACACAAGCTCTGAGTTTGTCGCCCACGACGGTACTGCCCACGACACCGCAGAGGTATTCGTCAATCTCCACCCAGTCAGGCTCCATATCCTCAATCTTATCGGAGTTGCTCAGCACCACCTTCTCACCAGGCGTGTTCTTCCACACGGTAGCACAAAGGGTCTTGGCACCGTCTGGTATGTCTGATATGATATACTGGCCACGCTCGAAGGAGAGGTTGATGGTCGGCACGAGCACATTGCTGATGACACTGCCGTCCTCTGCGAGGAAGAGCGAGCAAATCATGTTGGTGCCAGGGACAGCAGGGAAGCGGACACGGCTATATCCCTCTACATCGACCTTGATGACTGCGTAGTTGGTATCTGCCACGTATGACTCGCTGAGTGTCGGCTTGTTGGCGGTGAGCTTGTAGCCCTCTCGCCATCCTCCCTTGGACAGCTTGATCTCGTCGATGGTCATCTGCACGGTGTCGGCGGAGATGGACGGAACAGTCTTGTTGGTGGAGAAGCAAATATAGTGCTTCCTGTTCAGATAGTCGTTGATGCCCTTGAACCAGTGGTGCGGCTCCAGCATCATGATGTCGCCCTCGGTGCTGTCGAGCTTGGCAGCTGAGCAGTCACGCACCTCCTTGGCATCGGCGTAGTAGTTGGAGTTGTCATCGTGGAGCGGATAGTAGGTCATCTCGCCGTCGAGGTTGTTCATCACGGTGTCCACGCCCGCCATGCTGACGTTACGCTGCGTCGCCTTCTTGGTGACCTTGGCCAACACACGGTGGCGTTGGCTGAGGTAGGACTTGATATGTCCCGAAGGCTGGTAGGCGTTGCCATACTTGTAGCCAGTCTCGTTGTCGAGGTTGCTGACGTTGGCATCGTCCGCCACGCTGTCGTCGAACTCGACAATCGTGTAAGGAGGCTGCATGATGTTCAGCTCAGGGTAGTGCTGCTGGTATCTCTGGAACTCCACGTCATCGATGTACTGGGTGAGCTGGTATGAGCCAACCAGTCGGCAGGTCTCGACATTGCCGCCGCTCTCATCGACACCGCCTATCTCCATGTACTGACGGAGGAGCGAGCCGTCGCCCTCCTCGTCGATGCCCGTGATGCGGATGTACCTCACGTTAGGGCACTTCGCCATGAGCTGCGTCCAGTCGATGCCAGGGCAGTTGTCAACCACCAGTCGGGTGATGTTGTCGGTGCCCTCCAAGGTCAAGCCACCCATCTGAAGCTTGGACAGGTAGCGCAGGTCAAGCGTCTGCAAGGTCGCTGGCAAGACCGCCTTGGTGAGCGGAGAGCCCTTGGCGAAGGTGACACCTGTGAGGGCGGTGTCGGAAGCGAGGAACGTCTCCAGCTTGGTGTTGTTCGTGAGGTCCATGCCCGTGAGCTGTGCGCTCTGAAGACCGCCCATGTTGAGGGAGCGGAGGTTCTTGCATCCGTCCACGATGAGGTTGTTGAGCGTTGTCTGTGTGCCAGCGCAACTGATATCGAGTGTGGTGAGTGCCGTGAGGTTGCTCAGGTTGAGTGTCTGCAGGATAGCGTGACTGACATCTGTCAGGTCAAGGCCCATGATGCGTGATGCACCATAGATATACTGAGGGTCATTGACGATGAGGTCTGTGTCGAGGACCAGCTGCACCTGTGAACCCTTGTCGGCTGCGAGCACTGCACTCTGATGAGGAGTGCCGGAGGTATAGCCATAACCGAAATAATACCTCTCTGATGCGGTTATCTTGATCTTTCGGTTGTCTGATCCGAACTTGTAGCCGAAGTAGCAGCCGAAACTGTCCTTGCGGTAGGTTCCGCAGACATACTGACTGTCGAGCAGGGCAAAACGGTTCTGGATTGTGTAGCAACGGTGAGCATATCTGCTACCCTGCAGTGCATATAGATAGTCGTAGGTCATCGTGCCCGTCGTGGTCTTGATGCCCTCGATGAGCGGAGTGACATATTTGAAGATGCCATCCTTATTATATATGCGCTCACACCAGTTGCCCATCTCCTGCTCGTTGAACACCTGCAGGACATAATCGAGTGACATATTGCTGCGGATGGTCTCTGCGACCTCTCGCAACTTGTCCGGGCATGCTCTGACAAGCTCCCACAAGATGCTATCGTGACCAGCGAAGGCATAGCTGCCGATGCTGTCATCGAATGTCTCATGCGTGATGGTATAGTCATATTTGAGATATGAGTCATTGCGCAGGCCGAAGAGGGTATCCATATCGTAAGGTATGAACATCCAGTGCACACCATCCCATGTGACGAGCATCATGTTCTTTACACGGTTATCCACCCCCATTAAGTAGTCTGTGATGAGGTACCAGGCAAACGGTGCTTCATTGATGAAGTACCCCTGGTATTCAGCCTGGAACTTGGTAGGATTGCCCTTGCAGGAGTATATCCACTGCCACAGTCTCTGCACTGCTGCCTTATCCTCAGGATCAGCTGTATCCCAAGTTTTATCTGGCTTGAAGCGGAATTCCAGCGCAGCATCGAAGCGTGCGAGATCTGCCGTGCCGAAGAGACAGATAGGCTCTGAGTTATTGAGGAACTCCAGGCATATGCACTTGTTGCGCTGTCCTGCCAAGGTTGCTTCATCATTGAATCCCTCAATGCCCTCGAAGCCATAGACAATTGCAGATCCGGACTTCTCGTTGTTGAAATTGTACTTGCCGAGATAAGCATTCGTGCCATCGCCATTCTGGTCATAGAATACGTCAATAGGGAAACCATCCACACCAATGCGCACGTCATACTCACCCTTATAGGCAGCCTGTGGAGGTGTCAGCCATCCGCAGCGCTTGAACACGTCATTGACGATGCGCACCGCACCTGTATTGTGGGTTGATGAGGAATCACAGAAGTCTGCCTTGATACAGAAGATGTCAACAGGTCTTGCACCCGGCTTGAAGGAATAAAGGAAGTCCTCCTGCAGCACACCATTAATGAAGAGTTGCGTGCCATACTTCTCACTACGGCTCATGTAGATGCGGTAGTTCTTGCGAGGGTATGTCGTGGAAGATGTACCCTGAATGCGGAGACCGCACCGCTTGATGACGAAGTCATACTGCTTGCCGTATGGCGAGTAGAAGTAGATATCAACAGGAATCTCGAACTTCTTGTTGTTTGTCTGGTTGAGTAGGTCGATATCACCGACTATGCGCATCACACCCTTGCCCTGTGCTCTAAGCTTCTCGATATCTACATCTGTGCCTTCATCATTCATGACAGCATTCTTCTGGAAGAGGACAACCATCTCGTCGCTTGTCTTGCGGTCAACGATGTAGTTGGACAGCTCCTCATCGTCGTTGAGTGCCCGGTTATAGATGCGAAGATTGCGCAATTCGACGTCAGCATCATCAGATAGCACTCGGATATCAGCAGGTGTCTGCTGTATCATAGAATCCGTCGCAGCATATCGGATGGCACTTGACAGGGTGCCGTTGACATAGAGCTGCAGGAGTCGGTTGCCACCCTTGCCGCTGACAACGAAGGCAATCTTGTAGCTCATGCCTGCCGCAAACTTGGTGCTCACCTCCGTGCCTGCAGTCGTGCGGATCTTAGCTTCCTGCGTAGTCATCTGGAAACCGACTCCATCAGCCATGCAGTCAAGGATGATGCCGTCACGGTCTGTGACGTTGCTGCACATCAGCTCCATCTCATATGTGGCACCTGTGCTTGTCGCATCAGATGAGAATGGCTTGAAGCCAATCTCAATATTGGCTCCATTGGTCAGCTTCAGTGCATCGCCAGTCCATCCATTTGACGTCCAGTCGAAGCCGCTGAACTTCGTGGCAACATCACCATATTGCCATACGGCTGGGTCAGCCTCGCTGCTCGCACGGCCAGAGGCGGTAAGTTTCAGCTGCAGGCCATCTGTAATCTCGACGATATCCACGCTGCTTTTCTCCACCTCAACGAAGAAATTGTATGATGTTGCGCCACTCTCGAAGCGCATACTGATTGTCCCCTGGTCGAGATATCTGTTGGTGTATGTCTGCAATGTGCGAGGCACGCTGACGGTCTGTGTCTTGATGTCGTCTCGATAGACAGACATGGACGCAGGTGTTGTGGCAGGGTCGTAGGCAACGAAGTCAAATGACATCTGCTCATACTGACCTGCCTTGATGGTTGGCGTGAGATGATCATCAGTGAAGATTGAGCCATCTGCAGATGTAATCTTGGCACCGATATAGGGTGCTTCGGCAGCACCTCTCAGTATATCGAAGTAGATGCTGTCTGAGCGCAGGGTCAGCGTTGGGCTTGCCTCCATCTCAGCCACCATCTGAATGGTATGTCTGCCGTTCTCCAGACCAGTCATCGCAAGATTGAAGCTGCTATTCGTCGTGCCGCTACGGGTGACGGTCTGTGCATTGCGCTGCTTGCCATCGACATATAATGTCACCACCTTGGTGCCGGATCCACTGACGGCAAACGGTATGTTGACCGTCTCATCATCAGCATAACCACCGAGTGCCACGCAGTCGGCAATATTGAATGATGATGCCAGCGAGAGCGTGACTGCCTTGACTGACGTGTATGCCTGTTTGGTCTGCTTGTTGCCAGTCAGAGGGTCTGTCGTGGAGGCAATGACATAGATATCAGTTGTGCCTAACTGCAGATATTTGGTCAGATCGAGTTGATAGCTGCCACTGCTGACATCCTCGATGGTATCGCTATAGATGGTCGTTGCGCCCAACTTCATCAGCACCTTGATGGTTGCTTTCTGGCCAGTCGATTGCCCCTTCTCATCACCAGAGCTGTACTGGTGGTCGTATTCGTAGGTCAGCATGGAACTGCCACCACGCTTGACAATGCTGTTATTGACAACAGCCGAGAGGACTATTTTTGTGGTTGAGGTCTCACCACCACCGCCACCGGAACCTGCGGGAACGTCAAAACTGGTGATTTCACCGTTGTTTTTGTTCTTCAGCGAGACATGTACGGTCGAGCCATCATCACTCACCTCGACATCTGTGGAGGCAAGGGTGTTTCCTTCTATCTCATTCAGTTTGGCTGCTATAGCCTTATTTTCTACAGGGTTGGTACTCTCCTGATCCAGTGTCTCATCGACCTCGACTGTTGGTATGGTAATATCGATATTACCTGTAGAATCCGGTGTTTTCTTCTCTCCGTTGACTGTCACCTGCTTGACGGTTCCGGCTCCCCCGAAGTCCTCCCATGAGGCGGTGGCATCCCACGATGTGGTATCTGTGCCGATAAACTGCTTTGTCAGCCACTTGCCCTGTGATGCCTCGAATGTGATGCAGAGACCCTTGGAGCGGTTTTTCTCTGGTACGGCTGCAATGGCTGTCTCGAGAGTATAGAAGCCAGACTCAAGAGGCACCTGGTCTGTCACATTGAAAGTATTGCCACCCTTGCCGCTTGCTGACGACTGAATAGACTCCTTCAGACCATCACTCAGCATATCTTCAGTAATGCCGCCACCCTCGATAGTGTTGAAATGATCTGTCGTCTGCTTGGCAAGTGCACTGATATTGTCTGCGAGTGCCTTGTTGGTACCAGCCTGTGAGGTAACGTGTTGCTCGAAGTTTTCGTCCTTGGAGCGCATTTCGGTCAGCTCATCAGAGAGCACCTTTTTGGTGTCGGGGTCGAGAACCGCCTTGGTGGAGGTTGCAGGAAGGAACACTTCACCCTTGTTTTGCAGCATGCGCACCTTGGTAGCGACAAGCTGCGTAAGGTCAGAAACCGGATCTGAAGGCGAAACGTATGCAGTCACATCGATGGTGCCGCCAACATTCCACTTCTCGCCTGTATTGGTCCAGGTTCCTGCAGTAGTGCACTTATAGACGATTGCATTGGCCAACTCGCCCACAAAAGCATAATCGCCCTTGTCAGGATTAGGATAGGTAGCCTTCAGCTCTGCCTCATTAGAAAAGAGGTATTTGCGCTTATTGGTCTGCTCCAGTTCGGTGATGGCGGTGAGAATCAAGCCGAAGTTGGCATTGATAGACTCCACGACATTGCCGAATGTCGTGCCCGATGACGGGACTTTGTTAAGTTCTTCCATATTTTAAAATTTATGATTTCATTTTTAGAATACCATTTTCCACGTAGATTTGCCCCGGATCACATCCGTCTCCACTTGTTGGCAGTCCTGCCATTTTGAGCTGCATATAATTAGAATCCGTCTTAACCCAGCATTTGATGCCAGCTTTCGGCAGTGGCATTCTAACTACACCTGTACCACTCAGGATCTGGAATTCGAAGGTATAACCGAAATCTGCAGTAATGCCTAAGTAGTTTTTGGCAAATGTTGAATGGAATTTGCCACCCTTTGCTGTCATGCTTGCTCCATAATCTGTCACTTCCATGGCGATGCTGGAATCCTCATTGCTTAATGACATCTGCAGACCATCCTCATCGGTAGAATTGACAATCCATGTCCTCTTATTCTTCAGATCAGCATAGACCAGACGGTCTTTGTAGATATCGAATGTATAGCCATCGCCCTCTGAGTGCATCTGATTATCTGTGATCTTGAAGCCACCGAATTGACCGGACGTAGCCGTAACGTTGCCCATCAATTTTACGTTGCCCTCCTCGTCGATGGAGAAGTTACCATTGGGTGACCGGACGGACTGCAGGACACCGCCCTTGGCATAGATATATCCATGCAAGATTATATCATTGAGGATGGCACGACCTCCATGGGTAAGCACGAAGCTGCACATCTTCTTCAACTCCTCATCGGTAGCCATATATCCGGGATCATAGATATATTTGCCGATGGTGTAGAATGCTTGCAGCATATCACCACCTCCCCAGATGAAAGGTGAATTCCTGGTTGCAGCGTATCCGCTCATGCCTCCTGTCTCCTTGACCATCTTGCCGTTGCGGTATTGGCCAACACGAATGTCCTGCGTCATGACAAGACCGCCATTGACGGTAGTCTTAGCCTCCGTGATTGCAGCAGTGAGGTATTGGAAAGCCTCTAAGCTTGCCAGCGTTTTGTCTTGATCATCAAAAGCGGTCTGCCACTGTACTGGCAGGTTGCCCTGGTTAAGTGTGATCTCCATCACACAGGCCGTTGCCTCAAATATGCGGAAACGTTTATCCTCCGGATCTGAGCAGCTGAAGATGACAGAATATCTCTTCAGTTCATCCGTAAGCTGTATATTCTCACTATATCCACCGACGGTGAATTTGAGCGATTTGCCGCTCGCCTTGAAGGATAGTGTGTATTTCTCGCCAGATATGAGCTTCTCTGAAATCTGCTGCGCCAAACCACCCTCTGTGAGGTTCACGGCATGACCGGATGCACTCTCCTCTGTCTCGATGAATTCAGCGTTTTCTGTCTCCCAATATTTAGCAGAATCGCTGAAAATTGCGGTTTCATCGCTGATTTCTGTCTTTTCATCAAACTGCTGAGATGTATAATCGCCCGTGAATCCGGAATTGAGGAGCATGTTGCCGCTCTTGATGCCAATGTCCTGCAGCTGCTCGATGGGGGTTCCGTCAGGCAGTGTGGTACCTGGCTCGAAGATGGCCACGCCCTTGAAGGTTGCAGTCTTGGTCAGCGGGTCGTATGAGATATAGTTGGACTGTTCGCGGTCACCCACATAGTAGGTGCCGTAGATGCGAGAGTGGAACTGACCGCCCTCGAAACCTTCGTCCTTGACTTCACAATCCTGGAGTGAGAATGATGTGATGCCCTGATAGTATTTGGTAGAAGGTGCATCGCTTGCCGTGGCTGAGAGAATGATGGCTGATGTGCGGATTGGGTTTGCCCCTTGGAAGCCAAGCTGCACGATATTGTCACCCACTGCAGGTTCACCATCGCCATCATATTTGCCATCCTGGTTGGAGAGTATGATGTAGTTGTCCCCCACTGCCGTGACCAGACGCCAATAGTATTTGGTGGACGAGAATGAGGCCGAACCTGACTCTATGCGGAACTGCTGGCAACGTGCCTGATCTCCGACTGCGAACTCCTGGTATATCTGCCTTTTGCCGTCCGATGTCTCGAAATAGCACTTGTAGAAGGTCGGTGTTCCTGCCGTGATGACTCGCCCGCGAGCATTGAGCCACTCGACCTTGGAGCAGACCATGGCAGCTGCAGTCAGCGCCATTTCGCCACCGACATGTTTCAACTCCTTGATGGTAATCTCCCGGAAGTAGGCTGCTCGTCTGATATTGAGGAAATCAAACTCTGCCGTTGACGTGCCATTCTCAGACACGGAAATGGATGCACCGGAAGCATCTGGTGCGTAACTGCCGAATGTTGTCTGAGTGCCATTCTCGCCCAGCTGCGTATTGCCGGAAACGAAGAGAGAGGCGAGCTTGGCAAGAGCCTTGGAGACAAGACCCTTGGCAAAGGTGATGATGCCCCCAGCCGTATCATCATGCTCACGGGACAGATATCGTCTGTCCTCCACCTCTGTATTGAAATGCAGCAAAGAGAGGAACGCATTGCCTATGCGCTCCGCTGTATTGGCAGACTTGCGACGCTCGTCACGAATCTGCTCAAACTCCTGCTGAAGTTTTTCTTTGTTCAATTGATCTGCCATAATTTCTTTTTTCTGCAAAGATAAAAACCCGATGGAATCATTAAAAATACGGCTCAGAGGTTGCGAGCTGCGCCAATGCCCTTGAATATCTCTGTCAATGCTGAAGCCATGAGTCCATTGTATGTTTCGCCATAGAAATCTGCTTCATGCTCGTTGAGTTTCATGATAGAGGCATAGTATTTAGCCGAAAACCAGTCTCGTCTGCCAATCGGCACTCCTCCAGCCACTCGACCGCCCCAGGCTGGACCCACTTTTTTGGGTTTATTCAAATCATGCTCGGCTCTGTACTGCTTGTTGAGGAAGTCAAGGTCGCCATCATTTGGGCGCATGATTTTCTCGCCACCCTGCGCTTCTGTCCACTTTTTCCAGACGTGAGCTGGTCCCACACCTGCAGCCACATAGATGCCGTATTGCAGGAAAGTATGCTCGATGGTGGTCACTGTGCCTTGCTCGAGGTGCCCCTTGATGGATGAATAGAGGGCACCAGTATCTATTGTGCGCAAGCGCTCCATGCGCTCACGCCAATAGGTGCCCATGTTTTCCGTCCATCCCTTCTCATATTTGAGAAGCTCGTCTATTGCTTCTGCCATAAGCTCTCATCATATTGTAAGTCGGTAGGTTCGTCTGATGTCAGCATGAAGTACAGGCCTGTGCAGCCATTCATCGAGTATCGCCCTAATTCAGTCGAATATACCTGATTAAGATTGAGATATTCCAGCTGATCACCAAACTTCTGGTATTCCTTGTCATGCAGCAGGCGACTGAGGAACTGCCGGAAGATATATCTGCAGATATTCAGTTTCTCCTCCCGGTCTGCCATATCATCCCGCTTGTAAGAAGCGAGAATCCATACGGTGTACACGTTGCGGTCGAAGAAACCTTCGCCCAGTGAGTGCGTGTTGGAATCAACCGTATCAGAGACCATGATGAAGTTGGAGGCTGTGCGGAACTGCTGCAGCACACCCTGCACCGTATCCGGACCGGAGCACGTCGTTGCGACAAAATTATAAAGTCGGCAGGTATTGTTTTCCTCTGTCAACTGCTTAAAATATGCGATTGCATCGAACTGTTTCTCTGTCATAAGCTTTTCATTTTTTCGTTGTATTCCTCTGCCTCCCGTGCCTTCTCGTCCAACTCTGTCAGCGCTGCCCAGCAGTCGGTCTCAAAGACTGCCTGCTGCTTGGTGATGTCTCCATCGGTGAGTGCTCTGACCTGCGCTCGTATGCCCATGGTGATATCCTCCATGGTAGGCTCTGCACCCTCCTTTGCAGTTTTGAAGAAGTGAGGGAAGTTGGCTGCTGCCACTTGCTTGAAATCTGAGTACCACAGAAAGGTTCCGAGTAACTCCTCTGCGGTGAAATTCACTAAGTCATCACGCTTGCCATCCTCATCCCTGTACAGGATATATCCTAACTGCTGAAGGAACCTGTCATCCTTGTGCATGAGATATAGCTGATAATATTTCTCTGCAAACAGGTAATCCTGGAATGTTATCTTGCGGATTGAAGTGACGGCTTTTAAGCCAGATATGGCCTGCAAAGGCTGAAAATTATCGAATCCATCGATAAAATCGAATTGTGAGAGCAGAGATAGAACAATCTCTGTCTCCAGATATACCACTCTGCGCTTGGGTCTTGACTTGCCATCGACCCGGCACAGAACGGAACACTTCCATCCTGTGCGGGTATGCTTGATGATCTCAATGCCTGTCAGTCGGCAGAACAGGTATGTCTTGACTGTCAACGGCTCCTGAAATCTGGTCAGCAGGAAAAGCGTATAGCGAAGCTCATCCTGCGACAACTCACGCCATGACTTTGGCGCTGTGATGTTAAGATTGATCTGCCCATCATGCATTGAATAGGAAGGCAGGTGCTGATTTGCTGTTTTCATAAGGCTTGAAATGATTGCTTTCATACTCTGATGAATTCTGATAGAGAGTGAATGTCTCTGCATCTCCGTCAAGGATCAGTTGGATCCTGTCAAGCGTCTGCTTCATGTCATTAGGTCTGAAGCTGCTTGGACTGCCGTATAGAACGAGATATTGCCGCATCAGGCAGACTGCTTTCTGCTCCTGCTCTGTCCAAGACTCGCCTCTGCGGTATTTATCGAGGAGAGCGTCCATCTGCTCGTTAGAGAAGCGACGACGCAGGATATCATCTGCAAGACGCATGTTCTTGCGCGCGGTGTCCCACTCCTGCGAACTGAGTTTGGAGAGATTGGCTTCAAACATGTAGTCGCTATATCCCCATACCAATGTTGGTATGCAGAGCTTAGCCTGCATCGCCTGTCCCCATCCTTCAGCATTCTCCATGAGGATGGAGACCACATCCTCCTCTGCTGCGAACTTGGCCTGCTTCACCTGCTCGATGAGATTTTCCACTCTCACGGTCGATGCAGGAGAGACCTCACCATTGCTCACGACACCAAACCCTGCAGGAGTGAGCACAATATCAAGGTGACGGACCACCGTCAAGAATGTCTCAAGACAGACCAATTTCTTCAGAATTGGTTGAAAATCCTCGTTTTCATCGAAGAATTTAGCGCCTATATCTGCGAGACAGAACCGCTTAATGCGGTTATATGTAGTCGAGAAATGAGGTTTCACCAAGTTGAAAACCTCCGGATTTGATGACGTAGCCACCAAGATGGCATCATCAAAATCCTGCTTAGTTATTATTATCTTCATTGTCATTGCCGTTATTTTTAACTGATGATTTTTGCATGTCCTTGTTTTCATCGAGCGTAGTCAGCTCTATCATCGGCACATCAACGGTGATATTGCGCTCGCTCCACTTATTATAATGTAGGATGACATGATAAGGCTTGAGCATGATATCATGACAAGGTTTCTCGAGAGACTGCTTCAGGATGAAGAGTTCTCGTTTGTCAGATCCGGAATTGTTCATCTGGCTCTTGCCCGGTGTCGCACCCACCAAATTGGGATGGACTCCGAATGAGAAACAGAGCGCATTGGATGCCTCGCTCATATCATCAGCCCAGTCTCCACCTTCCTTCTTGCCACTCTCATTGAGATTGATGATGCGCACCATGCGCTGCTCCTTGCCGTTAGGGTCGAAGTAATATCCTGTGATGAGTGCCTTGCCTGCATTCTCCGTGCCGCAGACGAAGTCGATGATGGACTGCTTCTCTGCATCGATGCGTGCCTTGCGCTTCTGAGGGTCTATGATGCCCTCCTCGTTGCAGAGGTTCATCCAATAGTCCTTGTGTATCTCTATCTGTATGCGAGGTGCAGATGTATTCTTGATCATGTATCGCTTGCCGATGCCGATGAGTCGGTAGATATCATACCACGCATCATCAAATATGGCGGCATAGTAAGGTATCGGATAATATTGATATCCTGGTGTCGGTATGCGTGACACGATGGCAAACTTGCAGTCCCGGCCTATCTTCGGTTCAGGATGTCTCTCTCCTGTGTAGATGTCCGGTCCCTTGCCCATGCGGGCCATCAGGTCGCCCAGCGGATCGTTGATGTCGAGCAGCGGTATCGCCTCTGCCTCAATAGGTGACATCGCCTTGCGGAAATCACCATAGAATATGTGATTGATGAGACCTGTCTTGGCGTCCGGACGCTCGAATCGGCAGTAGGACACGTCCTTGTGCCGCATCTGTATAATCTTGGAGTGGTCACGGGAGAGGATGATGACGGTGACATTCCAGTAGAAGAACTTCATGTCTGTCGCCTGCTCCATGAAAACTTCATGCACGCTGTTGCGCAGACAGAACTCACGAATCTCTGCATCATCGGTGTCCTTGCCTGTTGTCCGGTCAACGAATCTGACTCCCTGTCCATAGCAGCACTGCACGTTGAATGCCTGCGCTCGCTGCGCAATCATATTCATGCGAAGGAGGCGCTGCAGCTCATAAGGCATGTCGTTGTCATCGCCATAGTGGATATACTCATAGTCTCGCCCATTGATTGTGATAGGCGAATAGACGGCATCACCCACCTCGCCTGATCCGAGGAAATGGGTGTCTGTGCCATACTGCTGCTCGATGGCAGCCTGATTGGTGGTTGAACCACCAACCGCAGTTGTCGGCATGAGCATATATCGCTCACTGTCTCCATGCGCCCCGACCTGCTGCATGGTATATTTCTCTTTGCTCATAGATATACTGGTAATCCTAAAAATTCATAGATAAAAACGTCTGGCAGGGTATGAACCTCGCCTGTGGCTGGATGCATGAGGCGGTGGAAACCTCCACGCCAACTGCCACCAGACACCAGCCATCCGTCATAATTGACGGTTCTGCCGTCGGTGGTCCATGCCCGAAGCTTGACGGTGGCATGGTCATCCTTGGCCTTGTCCATCATCTTCAGAACCTCATTGATATGGAATGCTGCTCTCTTCATCAGTTGAACGTATTGTCGAATGTGTTATCGAATATGCGGCCTGCACGGTGCATGTCCAGGACATTGTGCTGACGCTGCGAGTATGCATAGCTGAAGGTGAAACGCGGCATGGTATCAGGCAGGTTGTCATTGTCGCTCTTGGAGTCTGAAATGGTGACCTGCTTGCCGACAACCGCCTCTCCCCCGTAGATGTTGACGATATAGACCTCATCGGAACGGAAGAGGTCGTCAGCCCAGTTGGCCATGGCGGTAGTCAGCGGTCCTGTATCTCCCTTGAAGATGCGCTTCTCTGTGATGCGGTAGTTGACCGTCTTGCCACCTATGACTGCAGAATCACGGGTATATTCAGGAGCCACCTCATGTTTGCCTGTGCAATAAATGAGCTCCTGGCACCCGAAGGAATTTGAGAAAAGAAGAATCGGAGCCACGTCTGGCTGTTCGAGGTCGATGATGAATGTCTGCAGGCGCTCTCCTGCCGTGACATCGAAGTAGGTCAAGACCTTGCCCTTGACTGCGAATTTGGAAGGAGAGACATCGATGGTGGTATATTTGCCATTGCCACCCACCACCTCAGCTGTGAACAGCTGCTTGGATCCGTCAGAGAAATGTGCCGTGACGTTGGCTTGGTCAGTACCGAGATAATGGAGATATTCCAGACGACCGAGAGAGGTTGTCTTGGCATCCTGCAGCAGGGTGAGGAAATGATGATCCGTGAACTCCTGGCAGTCGATGTCTGGTATATCCACCGTGGAATAGAGGACTTTCAACTTGAACGTTTTCTTGTCGCTCTGAGTTTCTTCGGAATCATCACCGGAAGATACCTTCTGCTCTATGACTGTAATGACAGCGTCTATGATGAGCTGCTGGTGTGCATAAGGACGGAAAATATCTGCGAGATCTGCGAGGACAATTTCTCCGTCTGCAGGATAGAGATATTCATCATAGACGGTAGAATCGCCTATGGTGATGGTGATGAGCACACGGCTCATGGATGTGAGAATGTCGAGGTCACGTATGTTTTCGAGGAAACATGTGCCCGAAGGTGCTGATTTAATCGTCATATTATCTTTTTTAAGGCAAAGATAATATGAAACGCGAGGATATAAAAATACGGGGAGCGACGCTCACGCGCCACTCCCCGCAGACTAATTTCAAATTTTCCGCTACAAAGTTAGCAAAAAATTTCGAAAGCAACTTATATAATATGGGAAAAATTAAAAAATTCCTTGAACTCGCTCCCAGATTGCCCACGCAATCGAGCCATCTGGCAACGTTGCAACCACATAATCCCTCTCTCTCATGTAGTCAACGATTTCGGAGAAATCTATTGCCACCATGGGTGCCAGCTCTGAGGCTATCTCCTCGGTTGTCTTGAAACGCTTCTGGTAAGGGTGACCATCAGCATCCGTTTTAGGCAGATTTGAGCGAAAAACGAAATATGCATCTAACATGCACTTAGCTTGTGAACTATCATTTTTTGGCATAATTATACGAAATTAATGGTTTGAAACTCATCTGCCACATCATCTGCAGCAGCTTTACAACTCTTGGTCAATCTCAATCTGTTGGCAGCACAATCGTAGATTGTCATCCAGTAATAGAGATCTGCGGCCCATCTGGAATACTTCTCGCGCTGACGTGAGAGGCGTGCTGCTTCATCTTCAAGACGCAGCAAGATTTTCATCTGCAGCGTTCTGAGCTTCTCTGTACGAGAGAGTTTGATTTCGAGCTTCACACGCTCCATATATCGCCACAGCTCTGTGTATTCCTTGTCAAGTTCCCAGTATCTTATCATGACGTGCTCATTGGTAACGCGTCGCTTGACATTGAGATCTCTGATATTCTCAACCTTGCGCCTGTTCATCGCTCATTCCTCCTTTCTTGTCTCTTGTCCAGCCTGGGTGAAGGAGTCCTTCTGTATCTCCCGTGAGTGCCCCCCCAGAATCTCTATAGCGCTCGAATATGTTGTGACGCTCGCTCTGGATCTTCTCGTTCTCGGTACTCCAGTAGTTCTTGAGTTTTGCCTTGTCAACGTTGTATCTGCGTCCTGCGTCGTTGCGGTCTTTTTTCAGACTGCGAATATTAAGCTCGTACTCCTCTTTGGCTCTCTCATACTCTTTTCTTGCTTTGCGGAGCTCATCATTTTCATGATGCTCCTGTGCGATTATTTTATCCAGGTCTTTATTATATTTATCCTGAACGTCTGCCAATTGCTGAGCGTAATAAATGCGGAGCTCATTCAGATTTTCCGTATTGTCAGCCAGAAGTTTATGGAACTCCTCGGTGGTGAGGTTGGAAGTCTGTGACTCTATGTTGTTTGAATTATTGTCTTTCATTTTATTGTCTGTTTATGTGATTTATACATGGCTAATGTCATCTTGTATGGCATCGCCTTGAAACTCTGGTATGGAAGATAGAAGAAATGATTTTTCTGCCATCTGATAATGTTGCCTTTCCTATCTACACTCTTCCAGACTGCGACTGAGGATATTACCCGGTCTGAATCGCCAGAGAAGCGAATCACCACTTCGGCAGCATTCGTTTGCTTGCACTCCTTCGCAAGAAATCGGTAAGAATCAATTTGCTTGCGAGAGAGGAATAGCTTTTTACCTTTTCGCTTCATCACATCACCTCCCCTCCGAAAAAGAAACCGCTGACTGCCACGATGGCCATCAGAGCCACCATGCCCAACATGACCTTGGCGACATCGCCATAGGTGACCGTCTCGTCACAGAGGAAACTGAAGGTTTCGCTCTTAGCCTTGGCGAGTTTCTTGATTTCACACTTGAGGGCCTTCATGCCCTCCTCTACGATGATGCCTGCAGGTCTCACCTGCGCATCACTAATAAAAATAGAATTCTGCATAGTGCATCTTCTTATAAGCATTAACAGCCGATTGTATAGATTTGAAATATCCATCCGG